TTGGTTTAACTTTTGTTTTTTTATTGGAGCAAATCTACCCGCTCCATTAGGTGTCAATATTATTGCATTATTAAGGGTTTCCAGCAGTTCGTTATGAATTTCTTTTAGGTCAGTTCTATCATTTTTAAATTGAAACTTTCCTCCGCTCATTTCAAATCTTGCTCCCTCAATTTGGATAATTACTTTTTCAATCTCGGTATATTTAATAATGGCTGTTTCTTCGTTTTGGTCTCCAATCACTAAACAAAGGACTTTGGAGCCTATTTTAGGAATAATTAAAATATGATTGTCAAAATCCCCCTCAATGGCATTTAGCCTTACATCTTGTAAAGGAGGCAGGTTCTCTCGCTCTACCATGCAGGTAGAACCTGTTATCTCTTTCACTATTCCCATAGTTACCAATGAGGTAGTCTGGGAATGATAACTTTTAACAACCCTTAAAACAGCTTCATTAAACGCTTCCATGGTATTTTAAATCCTAAGTAAATTAACAATATAAGTATAGATAACTGCCCTGTTCTTATATAGAGTTTTTGCCACCATGTTAGTTTTTTTTCTATTTCAACAGGAGGCGGAATAATAGTTTTTTCTTTGAGTTTTGATTCTAAAATATGATTTTCCCAAAGAGCCACAGTTAATTGTTGCTCTAAACTTTCACAGCTTACCTGTAGTTTTCCGTTTTCATCTATTTTAGCGGTAGGAGGCTTTAAGTTCTTACCTGGTCTTACTTTTTGAAGTTTCCCAGAAGAATGGTCTAATATTTGGGGCTTTCCATCCCTACAATCTATGTAAGCCTCGTAATAAGAGCTATCGGCTTTTACCTGTATAATGGTGTCTCTTTGTGTTTTTGTAATCGTTTTCGTTACGATTTCTGTTTCTTTCTGTGTAATGGGTTGCGGTTCTTTATAGGTCTTACAACCTGTAAGACAAAACAGCAAAAGCAATACCCCAAATACAGCTTTAAATATCTGCATAGTCTTTGTCTTTAATTTTAAATGTTATTGTATTTTTTCTTTGAAAGCCTTCACTTTCGCTGATGTCTATTACCACAGATGAAATATAAAATATACCGTCTCTGTGCTTATCTGGATAGTTAGGGTCTGTAATTTTTGCAGAATCACCAGCCTTAGTTCTGGGAATTCCCCAAGAATTAAAATCACCGCTGTACCCGTCATATACTAAACTTTTATAATAGTCTTCTGCCCACTTTTTTAGCTGGGCTTGATTTAGGTTAATGGGGCCGTGTAAAGTAATTTCACTTTCTCCCTGTTCTCCAAACTCGTAGGTAACCTCTTTAGAATTTCCTTTCTGCTTACTTATGGCTTTTATCCATCTTTTACGGTTTTCTTTGGTTTCATAGACTAAACTGCTGCCAGCTTTTACATTCCTGTTGAGATTAAATTCATGCACTTTATCTGGTTTAAGGCTGATATTTAACCCTGCAATGAGTTTTTTACCCTTAAAAAAACATCTTACACCGTAGTTTTGCTTTAAATATTCAATTACCTTGTAGGGAGTTGCATTATTTACAGCAAACTTTCCCAGAGGCATTTCTTTAAAGGTTTCTATTTCATAGCCAGGGGCAATATCCCGTAATAGTACTTTTAAATCTACTGCCGAATAAAGCTTTTTTATCGGTTGTGCTTTTTTGAGCTTATACATCTCATCTTCACACTCTATCTCTATTGGAGCTTCGGCACCTATTTTAGTAATATATCCGACAAATTCAGTATGATACTCTCCATTATATCCCGCTTCTATTCTAATACTGTCTCCAATTTTTATAACATCTAAGAGTTTCTTGTCGGCAATAGAAAAACGATCTCCATTTTTTACTGCCTGTTTAAACTCGCGGGGAAGTACTATTTTTGCAGTGTCAGTGAATTTCTCCGTACTGTTTTCAATACGGATACTTTCCACGACATTGAACTTAATATTATCTGCAATAGTTACCCGAAGGTTGATGTTTAAAAATGGTTTCATGATTCGTTAGGCTGGTCTAATGTCCAGGATACTGATTTAATGGCTGATGCCGACAATGAAAACTGTACTGTATCAGCAAATCCTTCTGTCGGCGTAATAGAAAGGCTTTTAAGGTAAATAGCCTCTATATCTTTTTCCTCAAATTGAATTCCGTAAGCATCCAGAATATCATTGATTTTGAACAGCTGGTGCAGTTCTCTAATCTTATCACTTGGATACTGCCTGTTCTCTAAATCAATTAAAATTCCCTTTATTTCTATCTCCCAAGGTTTGGTTGTCCAACGCTCAATAATTACATTGTCATCTCCGTTGGTTTCAGTCTCTATAAGGGCTTTTTCTTTGGTAAATGTCATCATTAAAGGCGGAGCAAAAACACTGTTTCCTGCCTCTAATAATGTATCTCCAAACACCAGCTCCATAGAGCTGTGGGCTATTCTGACAGTTTCAGTTTCTGGATTAAAATCATCAAAATAATCAATCTTATATTTGTTTTCTTCATTCGTAATGACCACATCATTGATATATTTGCTTGCCTGTACTACACCAAAGGCAGCGATATATCTTGCAGCAAGATTTATTACTACCGAAGTACCATCGTTAATATTCATTATTCTTTGTTTTTAATTCCTAAAAATCCTTTTTCAGCGAGCCATCCGAGCTGCGCCCATTTCATCGCCCAGACTTCATCAGAGAGTTGTTCCGGGAAAGGTATATGAAGGAAGAAACTCATTAGGGCATCAGCCTTCATATACAAATCACTTTCGGGATTATCGCTTAGACCGGAACACCCCTCTAAACTTTCCCAAACTTTCCCTGTCTCATCGGAATTAAATCCACGATAAGACCAAAAGCAGCAAGGAACAGCCCATCATCTGCCAGCACTTCCTCTTTGTGTGTTACCAATGTGTTTTTTACCAAAATATCCTGTGCTTTCTTAGGGTCAGCATTGACGAATTTTAAGTATTGTCCCACCACATTACGGCTGGGAACAACGGCTAATACCTCTATGATTTCATTATCAAAATCATCTTTCGGCAGTAATAATGAGCGTAGTTTTGCTCCATGTTCTTTTTTATACTGCTCTTTTACTTCTTCGCTGACATAAATTGTATTTGACATTTTTAAATTGTTTTTAAAGATTGATTAAAGATTAAATATTTCCTGCTTGTACATTAAGATTTACAGACAAAGCAAAGAGTTCGTACTCCTTTTTAAGTCCCATATCTCCTGTTACTTCACGCCCTTCATTTTTGAACTTGGCAATGATTTTATCTACCACTATGATATTGTATTCATTGACAAATTCTACTGTAATTACAAAAGGTTTGATTTTCAAAAGACTTCCGCCAGCGGCCATTTCCAAAGGGACAATATCATGCATCATTATCCCTATACTTGCAGAAGGTGTTTTTTTACCTACCGACCAAGATGTCGGATTCTCTCCAAGTGTATGATTAGCTTGGTGTTCCTGCTCATTTCCGTAAGTTAAAGAGGTTACTTCAATGGGAATTCCATTGATTTGTACCTTAACATCTACAGAATCATAAGCCTTTCCATTTCTTATAATACCTGACATTATGCTTGTGTTTTAAGGTTAATAGTTCCATTAATTTCTCCGATATTGCCACGAGGAACAATTTTAAAACTCACATTCAGCACTTTATCAACAATGAGGTCGCTCTCCTTATCAATAATTGTTTTTCCGTAGGTAATCTCCCCTCGTTTTATCATGTCCTCAAACATTTTATCGCCAATATCTTCTAATGCTACTACTGTTCCTGGACTAAGTTTGCTAGTTTTCCCATCCACTGCCCAATTAGTTTTAATCTTTGGCAGATATACACTTCTAAGCCCTCTTACAGCCTTACTCATAACTCTGCCATAAGCAATAGTATGCTCGTTAATCTTATTATCAGAATCAATGATAACAGGTGTACAGGTATGGTCATTATTCCACCTTACCCCAGCCATTCCTGCATAAGTAATTCCAAAGATATATCCTTTATTTTCCATACATTGATAAAATTTATTTAATAAATTTTGCCTTTTTTTCATATCAATTTTGAAAGAGGTAGGATCTATTATTGCCTCATCCCAAGCACTATCTAAATAAATATCGCCATATTTAACACCACACTTACTTAAATCAATCCAACGTTGCTTAGAATCTGTATGACCTAAACTATAAGGCTTTTGAAATTTAGCAATTGGGCTATATGGTTTACCAAAACAAATTGTTGTCATTCCATAATAACAATCGTCTTTTGCTGAATAACATCCTGTTATGATGGATATAAAAATTTCTAATATGTCATCTGTTCCGATTTATCAACAGGTGGCTACACAAATAAAGGTATTACCAGTGCG